TGCAGATGCTAACCTTTCTGTTACTGGTAATGCTACTACATTAAGTGTTGGCACAGTCGTAGCCTCTGGAGGCGCTACAGCAAATGTAACTGGAAATGCATTGACCTTATCAACAGGAACTGTTACAGTAACTGGAAATGCATTAATAACTCCTGCAGGATCTCAATTAGTTGCAGGTACTGGAGAACTAGGAATTATTACTTGGAATGATATCATTCCTGGTGTAAACATGACTTGGACAGAAATAGAACCTTACTAATATGGCATCAACTTATTCAAACGATTTAAAATTAGAACTTGTAGCAACTGGTGAAAAAGCTGGTCTATGGGGCTCTATTACTAATACTAACTTACAAATTTTACAACAAGCAGCTTCAGGTTTTTTATCTCTAGCCATGACTGGTAATGCAGATATTACGGTACCCTTAACAGATGGAGCAGTATCTAATGGTAAAAATTTATACTTTAAATTAACAGGTACTTTAGCTCGTAATCAAACTTTAATTATGCCTGCCGGTTCTGAAAGAGTTTTTATAATAGAAGACGCAACAGCTAGAACAAATACTAAATTTACTTTAAGTGTTAAGACAGCAGGTGGAACAGCAATACCCGTTCCTATAAAAGCAATAATGCTTCTTAAATCAGATGGTACTAATACAACTAAAGCTATTACACAAAAAGGATATTTTACAATTACATCTTCTGCCATTACTACATACATAGCAGTAGCGGGTGATCAACTTTTAATAGATACTACTCAAACAACAGTTACAGTTACCCTACCTACTGGTCCAGCAATTGGTGATGAAGTAGTTATTATTGATGCAAGAGGAACTTTTGGATCTAACAATGTGACCGTTGAAAGAAATGGTCAACCTATTAATTCTGGAACAAACAACTTAGCGTTATCTACTAACGGTCAAGCCGTAACTCTAGTATATATAGATGGTACAAGAGGCTGGTCATTTAAAACAAACACAGCATAGGAGCACAATAGATGCTCACTAAAATTAAATTTGCACCTGGAATAGATAAACAAGACACTAGCGTTGGTGCCGTAGGTCGTTGGGTAGATTCAGATAACGTAAGATTTAGATATGGACTTCCAGAAAAAGTTGGAGGTTGGCAGTCGCTACTTAACCAAAGTATAGTAGGTGTTGCCAGAAAACTACATTCCTTTGTTGATTTAGATGGAAACAGATACACAGCTATAGGTACAGATAAATTTTTACTTCTTTATTTTGAAGGACAACTTTTTGATATAACTCCTTTCCGTAGTAATAACGCTGGAGCACTACTTACATTTACATCATCTACTTTAGCAACAAATAGTACATCAGTTAAAACTTGTACTATTACAACTACTGCCGACCATGGATTAACAGTAGGAGATATGATTGTTTTAGATGCAGTAACTTTACCAAATAGTACAGGACTAGCAAATGCTGATTTTGAAGATAAACTATTTCAAGTATTATCAGTCCCCACTCCTACAACTTTTACAATTGATTCTTTAAATCAAGCAACCAGTGCCGTATCTACCGGTGGATCTATGACTGTTAAACCTTACGAAACTGTAGGACCTGCAGCTCAAACTTATGGTTATGGTTTTGGTATAGGAGAATTTGGTGGAATAGTTTCTGGAGCACTAACTAATGATTTAAATGGTAATATTAGTAACAGTGTTACAACAATTCCCGTTACCTCTAACACAGGATTTCCAGCAACAGGTACACTAGCTATTGGTACAGAATTAATTACCTACACCGGTAAAGGTACAAACACTTTTACTGGAGCAGTGCGTGGGGCTAAAGGAACGACGGCCGCGGCTCATTCTGATGAAGCAATTGTTACTAATGCAACAGACTTTACAGGTTGGGGTAATGCAGTTGAAGCATCTATTGTAACTCTAGAACCAGGTCTTTGGTCTTTAAGTAATTTTGGTCAAGTACTTGTGGCAACTATTGCAAATGGTAAAACTTTTACATGGGATTCAGAAATTATAGCTAGACTAACAACAAGAGCATCTACTACTACAACAGGATTTCCAACAGCTATAGCAACCGGTGTAGGTAATCCAACAGCTACTAGAGAAACTTTAATATCACCTACAACACGTCACTTAATTCATTTTGGAACAGAAGTAACTATTGGTGATCCTAGTACACAAGATGATATGTTTATTAGATTTTCACAAGATGAAGATATTAATATATATACTCCTCTTGCAACTAACACAGCAGGTTCTCAAAGAATTCAAGATGGTACAAAAATTATGGGAGCGTTGGTTGCTAAAGAAAATATTTTAGTGTGGACCGATAACTCATTGTATACAATGAAATTTATTGGAGCTCCATTTACATTTGGCTTTGAGCAAGTAGGTACTAACTGTGGACTAATAGGTAAGAACGCAGCTATTGAAATTGATGGTGTTGCTTACTGGATGTCTAATAATGGTTTCTTTGCTTTTGATGGTACAGTAAATTCATTGCCTTGTAGTGTAGAAGATTATGTTTATGATGACTGTGATACTACAAAAGGTCAACAAATTAATGCAGGTATTAATAACTTGTTTACAGAAGTTGTATGGTGGTATCCATCAGAAGGATCTGATTTTAATGATAGATCTGTAACTTATAATTATGGACAAAGTAATCAACCTACTCCAATGGGTAATTGGTACACAGGAGTTAATACTAATTCTATAAGAACTGCTTGGATTGATTCTTTAATTTATCCAAAACCTTATGCTACAGCTTTTAAAAGCACTAACACAGGTACTTTTCCAAGTGTTATAGGTGAATCCCAATTAGGACAAACTTTATTTTTTGAACACGAAGTAGGTACCGATCAAATTAATCCAGATGGAACTACAACAACCCTAACTTCTTTTATTGAGTCTTACGATTTTTCTTTGCAACAAGATCAAAGTGAGGTATTCCTAGCTATGAGAAGATTCTTACCAAACTTTAAAGTTTTAACAGGAGATTCAGAAGTTACTATTGCAGTAGCAGATTATCCAGCGGACCCAAATACTGCAACTCAACTAAGTCCTTTTATTATTAACTCAACTACTACAAAAGTTGATACCAGAGCTAGAGGAAGATACGCAAATTTAAAAATAGCTAATACAGGATCTGGTCAATCATGGAGATTTGGTACATTCCAAGTTGACATACAACCAGACGGAAGAAGATAATGGCAAAAATTGTAGTAAGATTACCTGAACCTAGAAGAGAATATACTGAAGATAATCAAAGACAAATAAATAGAACTATAACTTCTATGATTACACAATTAAATTCTACATTTTTAAAAGATATGAGAGAACAACAAGAAAGGTTTACTTGGTTTATTAATTAATGGCTAATATATATAAAAAAATAAATGACGATTTAATAAGTAACACTCAAAAAGATGTGTATACAGTTCCAGGTAATTCTAGAGCTTTAGTAAAATCTATTCATGTTTATAATGAAGGTGCAGGAGATGCTGTAGTTACAATTAAAATTAATTCTGATAATGTAGATTATTTTTATAATAAAAAAACTATAGCTGCAGGTGCTACTCATGAATTTATTATTAACGTATTAATTTTACAAGAAAATAATAAGTTAAAAATGCTATCAGATATTACAGGACCAGATATAACAGTTAGTTTATTAGAAATAAACAGAGAGGATTCATAATGTCATTTGTAGAAACAGAAGCATCAATAAGACATGAGATAGTTGATGGTAAAGAAGTACCAGTAATAGTACCTAAATGTGTGGTAACTTTAACTAATACACTAACAAAAAAAGAGTATAATTCTGACGCCGAAGCGTTGGCAGATATACAAGATCCTAATACGGAAACTAAGGCAGAACATGTACGTAGAGATGTTCATTTAACTGTTGCAAGTTTTGATTTAGGTGCAAAAACTAATATATTCTAGATTGACTAGTGTTTAAAAACCTAGTAAATTGTGGTATAATAGCATATATACAAGTCTTGCTAACTTGCTTTTCACAACTAATTTATAAATAAAATATGGGATTCTTTAAAAAATTAATACGTAAAGTAACAAAGCCTATCTCTAAGGTATTAGATAAAGTCGTACCTAATGAGATAAAACCTTTCTTACCTTACGCTGCAGCCTTTGCGCCTATGTTAATGCCTACAACAGGTTTTATGGGATCAATGATGGGTAGAGCATTGTTATCAGGTGGAGCACATTTAGGTTCACAACTTGCACAAGAAGGTAGCGACGGAGATTTTA